CTAAATCATTAATATCTATAATGACTAAACTTTGTGATGCAAAGTACCGTTTTGGATTTACTGGAACACTAGACGGTTCTCAGACTCATAAGTGGGTCTTGGAAGGTTTATTTGGTCCTTCATATAAAATTATTCGTACAGACGAATTAATGCAAAAAGGTCATGTTGCTAAATTGGATATTAAAGTTTTATTACTTAAACACCCACCAAATAGATTTGAAACTTTTGAGGATGAGGTTCAATATATCATCAATCATCAAAAAAGAAATAATTTTATAAAAAATCTAGCACTGGACCTTAAAGGAAATACCTTGATTCTTTTCAGTAGAGTTGAAGGTCATGGGCAACCTCTTTATGAACTCATAAATAATAGCAAAACTGACAATAGACATGTATTTTTTGTCCATGGTGGCATTGATACTGAACAACGAGAATTAGTTAGAGAAATTACCGAGAGAGAAAATAATGCTATTATCGTTGCCTCTTACGGTACTTTTTCTACTGGTGTCAATATTAGAAATCTGCATAATGTTATATTTGCTTCCCCTAGCAAGTCAAGAATACGAAACCTTCAATCAATCGGAAGAGTACTCAGAAAAGGGGAAAATAAAGTAAAAGCAACTTTATATGACATTGCCGATGATATCAGTTATAAATCAAGAAAAAATTACACTCTTAATCACTTAATTGAAAGAATTAAAATTTATAATGAAGAAAATTTTAATTATGATATTGTAAACATACCGCTTAAAGACTAATGACAGAAGAATTCTACTGTATATTAAAATTAGTATCTGGCGAAGAACTTTTATCTATCGTATCGGTAGATGATAGTGATGATGAAATATTATTAATACTTCAAAATCCTGTTGTTATGAAAATGGTTCAATCTCCTAATGGAAATTCTCTTTTAAAGATACAACCATGGATGGAATTATCTGAAGAGGATATCTTTTTCATAAGAATGGATAAAGTCATAACAATGACTGAAACTACAGATGAAAAATTAATTTCAATCTATCAAAGTTATTTCTCTAACGAAATTGAATTGTATGTTCCAGGCGGTGAAGTTAAGGTCTCAAACGAAATGGGATATCTCTCTTCCGTTGAAGAAGCCCGTAATAAACTAGAAAAAATCTTTAAAGGTATTAAAGAGGCTTAATTGATCTAGATTATTATCTTCAACGGGAACAAACCTATTCTAATCATAATTTCCATAGTTGTCAAGCCCTTGATTTATGTGGTATAATAAACATAACTTATAACAAAAAGAATACAATGTTATGCCAAAAAAGAAATCAGAACATTATGTGAATAATAAAGAACTTTTAGAAGCACTTATTATTCATCGTGAAAAGGTTGCAAGAGCAAAAGATGCAGGATTACCTAAACCTCGCATTAGCAACTATCTTGGAGAATGCTTTTTAAAGATTGCAACGCACCTTTCATATAAACCCAATTTTGTGAATTATATGTTCCGTGAGGATATGATATCTGACGGAATTGAGAACTGTGTTCAATATATTCATAATTTCAATCCAGAAAAGTCTCAAAATCCTTTTGCATATTTTACTCAGATTATTCATTATGCATTCTTGAGAAGAATTCAAAAAGAAAAGAAGCAGTTGGATATTAAAACTAAGATTATTGAAAGAACTGGATTTGATGAGGTTATGACTGTTGATGACGGATTTCTTTCTGGCAGTAATTCTGATTACAACACAATGAAAGATAACATTCAGTATCGTGGTAGCCGTTGACCTTGACTTGTTGGGTCTCTTTGTGGTATACTTAAAATTCGGAAACTAATGTCTATGCGTATTGCAATTTTAACTGATAGTCATTTTGGGGCAAAAAAAGGTTCTAAGCACCTTCACGATTACTTTGAACTCTTTTATAAGAATGTATTTTTTCCTGCTCTTGAAGAACATGGGGTAGAGGCAGTCATTCATATGGGCGATGCCTTTGATAGTCGTAAGTCAATTGATTATCAAAGTCTGGAGTGGGCAAAGAGAGTTGTTTTTGAACCTCTCAAGAAGTATGATGTCCATATGATTGTTGGTAATCATGATTGCTATTATAAGAATACTAACGATGTAAATTCTCCAGCACTTCTTCTTAAAGATTATCCAAATGTAAAAACTTACAGTTCCCCAACAAATACTAAAGTTGGCGGGATTGATATAACCTTTATTCCATGGATTTGTAGCGAAAATTATGAGGAAACTTTAAAAGTCATTAAAAAATCTAAGGCAAAGGTTGCTATGGGGCATCTGGAACTGCAAGGATTTCGTGTAAATAAGCATTTGATAATGGAGGACCATGGACTGGAAGCGAATCTTTTTTCAAACTTCACAAAGGTATTTTCTGGTCATTACCACACTCGTTCTGATAATGGAACTGTGTTCTATCTCGGTAATCCTTATGAAATGTATTGGACGGATGTAAATGATACTCGTGGGTTTCATATCTTTGATACTGAAACTCTAGAGCATACGCCAATCAATAATCCTTATAAGTTATTCTATAATGTTTATTATGAGGATACTCCACATCAAACTTTCAATGTTGATGAATACTCCAATAAAATTGTTAAAGTTATAGTTCGTAAAAAATCTAAACCAAAAGATTTTGAAAAGTTTATTGATAAACTTTATAGTGCTGGAATTCAAGATTTGAAGATTGTAGAAAATTTTGAAATTCAGGAGAGTGAAGAATTTGAAGTTGATGAAGAAGAAAATACTATTACAATTTTAAATCGTTATATTGATGAATCCGAATCTTCTTATGATAAGAATATTATTAAAGGGATTCTTCAGGAAATATATAAGGAAGCTTGTGAGGTTGAATAATGTATCTTTTAACTTTGAAGGGTAGAAAGGATGATGGAGCTTTTGCTATAAGTGATAAGTATGGTGAAAAAGTCCTTTTCTTGTTTGAGGAAGAGGATGATGCCATTCGTTATGCAATGATGGTTGAAGAAGACCCCGACTACCAAAAAGAAATGGAAGTTGTAGAAGTTGATGATGAACTTGCAATAAAGACTTGCAAGATGTATAATTACAAGTACGCTGTAATTACTCCTGACGATATTGTTGTTCCTCCCAAATTATGATTCTCTTTAAAAAAATCAAGTGGAAAAATTTTCTAAGTACTGGTAATACTTGGACAGAAATTGATTTTCAAAAAAATCAAACCAATCTAATTATCGGAACAAATGGTGCAGGCAAATCTACTGTTTTAGATGCTCTTACCTTTGTTCTTTTTAATAAACCATTTAGAAAAATTAATAAACCACAATTAGTCAATACGACAAATGAAAAGGATTGTTGTGTTGAGATTGAATTCACAATCAATAATAGAAATTATTTGGTTCGTCGTGGAATTAAACCAAATATTTTTGATATTGAAGTTAATGGAGTACCCCTACACAAAGAATCTGATGATAGGTTGAATCAAAAAATTCTTGAGGAAAATATTCTAAAAGTAAACTATAAGTCTTTTACTCAAATTGTTATTTTAGGTTCAAGTACCTTTGTTCCTTTTATGCAATTGACTACGGCACATCGCCGTGAGGTTATTGAAGATTTGCTTGACATTAGAATATTCTCCGCAATGAATGTTCTCATCAAAGAAAAAATTCGTTCTAGAAAGGATGAAATTAAATCTCTTGAATTGAAAAAAGAAACCCTTAAAGATAAGGTTGATATGCAAAGGAGATTTATTGAGGAATTAGAAAATCGTGGAAATGCCAATATAAACTCCAATAAAGAAAAGATTGCCAATCTGGACGCTGAAGTTGGCATTTACATTACAGAAAATGCTAAAATTGAAGAAAGTATTTTTGGGTATGTAAAGGAACAAGAAGAAGTTACTGGGTCTGCGGAAAAGTTAGGAAAACTTAACAATTTGAAGGGTAAAATCTCTCAAAAAGTATCGGTGATTACCAAAGAGCATAAGTTTTTTACTGAGAATACGGTATGCCCAACTTGTACTCAAACTATTGAAGAAGAGTTTCGGTTAAATAGAATTGCAGATGCTCAAACTAAAGCAAAGGAACTCCAACAGGGATTCAAAGAACTAGAGGAGACCATAAAGTTTGAAGAAGAACGAGAGCGTCAATTTGTAGTTCTATCAAAGGAGATTACGAAACTCAATCATGAGATTTCTCAAAACAATACTCGGATATCCCTCAATCAAAGGCAAATCCGAGACCTTGAATCTGAAATTCAAACTATTACCGAACAACTTAAAAACAGAAATACTGAACATGAAAAGTTAGAAGAATTCAGAGAAAATCTCCAAACCACATTTGAAAATCTTTCAACAAAAAAAGAAGAAATCGTACATTACGATTTTGCCTATTCCTTACTTAAGGATGATGGTGTAAAAACAAAAATTATCAAAAAGTACTTACCCTTTATTAATCAGCAAGTAAATCGTTATCTTCAAATGATGGATTTTTATATTAATTTCCATCTTGATGAAGAGTTTAATGAATCTGTAAAGTCTCCCATTCACGAAGATTTTTCTTATAGTTCTTTTAGTGAAGGTGAGAAAGCAAGAATTGACTTGAGTTTAATATTTGCTTGGCGTGAAGTTGCAAGAGTCAAAAATTCTGTAAATTGTAATATTCTTTTATTTGATGAGGTTTTTGACTCTTCTCTTGATGGATTCGGTGCTGATGAATTTCTCAAAATCATTCGTTATGTAATTAAAGATTCCAACATCTTTGTTATTTCTCACAAATCAGATTTGCACGACAAATTTGATAATGTTATCCGTTTTGAGAAAAAGAATGGATTTTCTTATAAGACGGAGAGTTGACAGACCATTTCCTACATAGTATGATGGTCTTAACGCCAACAGGAAAATGCAAGTCCCCAATCGCTATCATCACTCTAAAAAAGAGCAAAAGCGGAAACTAAAACCGCAAGCACTACGACAAGCAAAGGCACGTCGCCAAGCACTCAAGAAGCGTCTCCAGCAAGGGGACGCTTCTTTTGTATTATTTGATATATAAGATACTGGGGATAGTTGCGATGGAGATTAAACAACTAGGAGATAAAGTTCTCACTCAAAAAGCAAAAAGAGTATCAAGAATAGATGATACTATAAGAAATATGTGTGTATCTATGATGAACACTATGCTTGAAAATAATGGTGTAGGTTTATCTGGCAATCAAGTTGGAATTTTGAAAAGAATTATTATTGTTTTGGATAATAATAAACCTAAAGTAATGATTAATCCTGAAATTATGGAGTTTTCTAATAATCTTTGTGATTTTGATGAAGGATGTTTGAGTATTCCAAATACATTCATTAGTATTCGTCGCCCAGAAAGCATAAAGGTAAAGTATAGAGATATGAAAGGAAAACCACATTTTGAGAGTTATTCGGGACTTCTTTCAAGAGTGATTCAGCACGAAGTAGACCATCTGGATGGAATAACTATGAATACTAGGTAAAAATATAAATAATTGATAATAGTAAAAAGTATAAAAATGAATTTAGGTAAAAGTTTTAAGGATGCATATCTGGAAGTATATCAAAATTTAAACGAAGTTGCCGCAACTACTCCAGCAAATACTCCTACCAAACCTAAAGAGGAAGAGAAAAAAGCATCTACTCCCCCTCCAGCAGCAAAACCAACACCTACTATCAGTAAGGATGTTGCTGATATTAAGGCAATGCAAACACGTTCTCAAGAGCGTCAGGCAGATATGGCAAAACCCGGAGTTGCTGGGTATTCTGCTGCCGCAACTCAAATGATGAGTCCAAGAACAAAAGCAATTCTGGGTGGTCAGTCTGTTTACAGCAAAGGTGCTGGTAGAGATGATATGATTGCTCGTAATAACAGTAGAATCAGTGATGCAAGAAAACCAAAGGCACCAGCACCAGTTGAAGAACCTAAAAAGGCAGAAGCACCCCAAAGTTCAACATCTACTTCTACATCTTCAACAACACCATCCACAAAATTAGATACTAGTAAATTCCAAAAAGTTGGTTCTGCTGCACCATCCAGTACTACTTCTCCAACTCCAAGTTCAACTCCAAGTTCTTCTGGCACTTCCCCAACTGTTGTTTCTCGTACTGGGGATTTGAATATTGCAATAGGTAATAGGGGAAATACTAAGAGCAAGACAGTTTACAAATATCCAGTTGGAACTAAAACAAAAATTAAAACACCATCACCAATAGTAAAAAAACCAGAAAAATCAGAAAAACCTGAGGACAGAAACGAACCCAAAAATCCAAGAAATAGAAATAAAAATAAAAAGGGATATTCTGGATATCCACTTGGAATGGTTTACAATCCAGATGGAACTCTAAGATCATTATCTTCCTCTTATGAGTATGATGCTAAGTTGGTTGAGGATATTGTGAATTATCTTCTTGATGAAGGGTATGCCGAAACACCAGAAGCAGCAGAAAAAATTATGGAGAATATGAGTGAAAAGTGGATTTCTAATATTATTGGATAATTACTCCAATAATAAACTTTTTTCAACTATATTATAAATTCTTTCTACTTCACTACTAAAGAACTTACCTTCAACATTTGTATTGTAATAATCTTCTTTGAAAATTACATTTCTTTTGAATTGTTCCATAGTCTCATAAAAACTCATAGATTTCTTATGAGGGCAGATATACAATATTTCTCGGAGAAACTTATCTTCTCCGAGATTTTTTACATCTATGATTAGTTCATCACAAGAACCATAATACTTTCTCCAATCACTTTCTTTTTTCTTTCTTCTTCCTGTTTTTCTATCTTTCTGTCTAGTCCAAAAATGTTTTTTACCAATATATTTTTTATCGTTTGTTAGATTGGTAATCAGGTAAACAAACCCCTCCATATCCTTTGGAGTTT